AATGTGACTGGAGTTCAGACGTGTGCTCTTCCGATCTAGGTGGCGCAACACTTAGTCATGGGCGGTCTCCTTTCGCTTTCCTCTGCTGCAAAAACTGTCCGGTTGGCTTAATATAAACGCATTGGGCGGAAAACTATACAGCTTGCAGCGCATACCAAGAGCAATTCCCGTCCAGTGCTCACACTCCCGGCAATAGCATCCACCGGCGGCGTGGACGGGGTCGATGGTGGGCATTGTTTTTACATCGCAAGTAACATTTTTACATCGTTCTTTGTATTCACAGTCACAGCAGAATAGTTGCTCCGCATCAACCAGTTTCATGTTCGTCCTCCTTCATCAAAGCGCCGCAGTTGGGGCAGTAGTTAAACGACAATACAGCAGTAGTCCAAAAAATCTGCCCACAAACAGAACAATCCACTCTTTGCTCAACTGCCGATCTGCTAATATTGGTTTTGTCTACCCATCTCCCGTGCCTCACCTCCGCAACGTCGGCGGCGGGGGCGTTTTCCAGTAGGCTGACAAATTCGGCCCGTTCCTCCTGCTGGGTATGGTGGATAGCTTTCCACGTGTCGCTTTCAGTTTGCCCGGTGCGAATATGGTGCGCTGCCCGGTCAAGCATCGCCCTTGAATATTTAAGGATAGCTTCCCGCTCTATGTAACTCATTCCTGCTCCCTCCGTAGTGCGGCTTCGGCCTCGGAGCGGGTCAGAAAGACGGTTTTGCCCACGTCTCTCGAATCAACGACGCCCATTATGTCTGTGTTGAGCATTGTCCGCCCGTTAAGCGTTGAGAGGTCTGTCACATGGAATGAGTAAACCCGCTTAGAAGGGTAAGTGTGAAACGTCCACAAAACATCATCCCTTTTGCACGGCAGCACCACGCACAGCCCCTTGCTGTACGCCTGGGCCAGTTCACATAGTCTTTCGTATGGGCAATAACTCAGCAATTCTGTCAGTGCATCGATTACCATTTTTTGATAGCCCGTAAGATGGTCACACGCATCTTTGCTATTAAGAATTTCCTCCAGATATTCTAAATGCGTAAGTTCCATTATTTTTCCAATCCCTCCATCCTGGCTTTCAGTTCGATGATCTCCTCCGGCTCCAGGCCCGTTTCCTCATATGCGGCGAGGCGGTCAACGACTTCACCGCTGTATTCCGTATCGCCGATTTTGAGCCGCCATTTTCCGCCGTCAAAGCATGTCAGCCGCTTCATGTTAGTCCTCCTTCGGGCCGCGCCTTAGATACTTCGGCATACACTCAGCCCACGGGCCTAAAATGCGTTCCGCCTCGTCCAGCGCCTCGGTTTCATAGCTATGCGGCATCTCCTTGTCACTGTTGACATAGGAAAACCACATCATGGCCAGTGCTCGCTTCACCTGCTCCAACTCCGCCCGCAGCTTCTCGTTTTCGTTTTCTGCTTTAACTGCCCTGTCACGCATAATTCTGTAATCTTGTGCCCGCATATTTCCCAATTTAGAAAGTGTTTGCAGCTTCTCATTTTCGGCCTGGAGCGTGGAAAGGGCGGTGGCGGCGTCGGTTGTCATTCGTGGAATACACTTGCTCATATCCCCGCCAGCCCAATAGGCACATTTTTTGCATTGCTCCACTTTTGGGGTACTTCCACATAAATTTACTGCCTTAATCAGCTTTTCGTAGTCCATCAGGTACTCCCCCTGTTTATGGTGATTTTCGGGCTTATCGCATACAGAAGAACCAAGGTCCCAAGCCAATGCCAAAAGTCTTGAAATATAAACTGCATAACTTCAACCATCAGATGTCCTCCTTGTGGTATAATCGCCTTGAGGTGACCAAGCATGAAAGATTATAAACTCGAAATAATTCTCTTGAAATCAATCAAATCCGCTGGCTTCATCTTCGGAGACAGCTTTGATTCCGAAATGACTACCCTCATCGGAAAATTTGAGCACCCGGAAACTCTTACCCGTGCTGACAAAGAAACCGCGCTGAACATCTTCCGGGACGGCTACAAAAACCTAGAGAATGAAGCGATAGAAAACCGCGATCAACTGCGCCTAATGTTTGCTCTGTGTTCCGCAAGCCTGGAACTGGAACTGCAGAGGCGTGAGTAGATCCCTAAAACCATCGATAATTTAGTTCGTCATCCAGCATACTCCACCGGAAAATCTTGTCGTCTGCCGCAATCAATCCCTCATCTTCTAACTTGAATCGTCGGTCGAAGTCGTGGACGGTTTTCCCAGGCACATATCCGACCGTTTCAAAAAAGACCTCCCGCTCTCCATCTTCGGTTATGATTTCCCTCTGTTTGGTTATCGAACGACCCGGTTTGAACGTCACCGGGCTGTCCTTGTCCCATTTGAGCATCAGCGCCCACAACTCCGGGTAGTTCTTGCGCAGGAGCCGCAATTGGCTTACACCCTGGTTGTGACAAAACCAGCATCCGCCGCGGGTCGCTGTGGTGTAGATGGGAGACAGCAGGCCGTTGTCCTCGCACCACTGCCGGCAATCGGACTCTGTCCAACCCAGCTCCACCAGCGGGGATTTTTTAGTATCAGATAGGCTGTGAAAGCGTGCAGGTTCGTCGGCGGTGATTCCGATGTACTGGATGGCATCTCTCGGGAGCCGTCCCAGGACGTGCTGCTTTAGACGGCTATTACACCAGGGGCCTCTCTGATAGGGCCATCCATAGATTTTCCCACCACGCTCTCCGTCGCTCTCGCAGGTCATGTAGAACACGTCCTGATAACAGCGTTTCGCTCTCCAGTGCTCCACCTCAATGCCCCACCGTGCCTTGATGATGCGGTCTGCCTTGGCCTTAAACTCCACCATCGGCGGCAGGTCGGAAGGGATGGCGTCCGTAGCCCAAACCTCAGCGTGCACGATGCGGTCAAGGGGCCAGCCCAGTTGCTCTATAGCCCCCAGGCAGGCCAAACTGTCCTTGTCAGCTAACCATAGCTGAGACTTAAAATGTGCTCAGCCATGATATACGCGCACCCCCTTTGATCTGTATCCACCAACAGGGATTTTGGGCGTAGTGGCAATTTGATTTAAACTCCAGCCCTTATGTTTTCTGTCATAAAACATGGCCTTTGATATTCCAAATTTATCGCAAAAGGTATCTACCGTATAAAGGTCACCGAGATACAAGAATTTCAAAACATTTCTTTTGTTTTTTTGCTGCTCTTGAATAGTAACCCATCTGCAATTTTCAGGGGAATATGGTCCGTGTGAATTAACCCTGTCTATTGTTAACCCGCTCTTATATCCGTTCTTCAATGCCCATTCTCTAAAATTCGCAAAATTATCCCATTCTTCGCATATTTTTACCCCATCCATCCCATACCATCTGTAATCATGCGACTTACTATTATTGCACCTTTGACGCATTGATTTCCAAACATTATAAAGTGGAGTTCCTGATCCTCCGTGTTTAATTGGCGCCATTCTTTTCACCTCCATAACCTCAGAGATAGTATGTGCTCAGGCATCGGCCTCTCCCTCTGGCGGTCGGCGGTAAAATGTATCACGGTAAAACAATTCCGTCTGAGCGAATCCCTTTGATGTAAAAAACCATATTTGTTTATATGGTTCGTCCTTAACGGTGCTTGGGAATATCCAGCCATATTTCACACTATAAACCGGATTGACTTTTGCTTCCGATTTTAGTTCTTCCCACGTCAGCGGCTTGTTCGGCGGGGTGAGGGTGGGCGCATGGACCACCATCTGCATAACGCGCCGCAGGATCGATTTTTCCTTCCCATCCTCGGTGTCGTTGTACCATGAGACGAGCGCGTTATTTAACGCATATGCGTCAATCAGTCTTAACATTGGTTAGCGCCTCCACTCTCTCCATCTGTTTCTTCCACGCCCACGATGTAAGCGGCGTTCCGCACTTCGGGCAGTAAACAACCCCCTTTTCAATCCAAGACGGCCAGTTAGCTTGATCTCGGCATTTCTCACATCCTGTCCACACCTTCTCCACCTGCTCCCGTGTAATCATTCAGCACCTTCCAATCTGCTCTTTGCGACCTCGAATATCGCAAGATCGTTTTCCATTCCGATGTATTTCCTATCGTTCTGTAAACAAGCTACTCCGATAGACCCGCTCCCCATGCAGCAATCTAGCACTGTGTCTCCTGCGTTTGTGTAAGTAAGTACAATCTGTTCGCATAGCCACACCGGCTTTTGCGTTGGATGCAGGCATAACTTTTGTTTGTCGCTCGGCCCATGTAAGACATCCCTCGGATATCTGTCTGTGCTGTCATACCCAGTTTTCGCGTAATCATGATATACTTCCCCCGTCCTACAGTTCCGCTTATGTGCCGCCGTTGAAACTTTCCGTTTGTGCCCGTGTGTTATTTGCGGATTATAGGTTGGCAGATGGTCATAGAATATCAGGATATTTTCGTGAGCTTTCATCGGCATTTTTTTGGCGTTCAGGTGTCCGGTTGCCTGAGTCTTTTCCCATATCAATTCGTATCGTAGCTCCTGCAGGTTACTTACACCGAGCACCTTGTCAAATGGCGTTTGAGCGAACAGAGCCTTACATCCACCTGAGCGCACTACTCGCTTTGCCTCATGCCAAAACCTATCGAGAGCAATGGGCGTGTCCCATCTGCAGTTTGTCGTTCCATATGGGAGGTCGGTAAACAGGAAATCCACGCAATCATCCGGCAATCCAGCCATAAGGTCTATGCAATCTCCGTATATCAGTTCACAGTCCCGCATATTTACAAGATCTTTCCCGCGTCATAGCTGGGCCTCCTTCAACGAATCGCACCAACGAAGAAATGCCCGCAGAATAGGGTTGGTGTTTCCCTGGTCTGCCCATCCAGCGAATCCAATAAACCCGTCTGCATTGAAGCTGATACATTCGCGCTGTGTGAAATAGTGACTGTTCATGTACAGGAAGCACGTTATAATGCTCCCGTCAGGTCTTTTCTTTACATTGATTTTTTCGCTCAACCGCATATTTCCAGTGCTTGTCTCTCTGTTTTTGTTCGCCTTTTTAAGCTCTTGATTGAGCATCAGCACGAGAGATAAAATATCGCCGTCATTTATGTCCCTATATGTAAGGCCACAGTTGGAAAAGTATTCTCTCGCCTCATTCGTCGAGCAAACAGGCTGTATATCCTTTTGCCGAATGTATTCAGCCATTCTTCATCCCCTCCAGCATCTCCATCTCCTCCGCTCACTCTTCCTTGATACGAACAGGGAGAACCATTTTAATGTCCTCCTTGTTGGTGCGGAGAAGAATAGGCTCTATATTACTGCGAAACTCCAAAATAACGGGCTGTCTGAAGCTCTCTCCGGCAGATATTTTTGCTGCCTGCAAAGCCGCCAGAAGGTAATTTCCATTGAAGCCAATCCGGTACTTTACCTCACTTGTCGGAATCGCCTTTTCCCACTCAAATCCGCTGTCCTGCGGCTGGGTATAACCGAAAGAAAACCCACAACACCGAATCACAGCCTCTTTCCCGTCCTCGGTCAGAGAGATGGTTGCGTACTGCTTGTTTGGGAGTTTGGTATTGCTCTTGATGAACGCCACAAAATCCTCGTCGCAATCGCTGACAACAGAATGTTCTACGGACATCCGGTATCCATCAACAGCCATTGCTACAACCTGATTGTCTGGCGCATGAAACTCTAGCTTTATGTATTGGTTGCAAGGTCGATGGTCATTATCACTCACAAAAGACTTTGTAGCCGCAATCAGGCGGTTCAAGTCGTTAGTGTAAATCTTTGCAGACTTCATGCTTCTTCCTCCAATTTCTTTAATTCCTCCGCGCTCAGGATCGGCGCGCGGGTGTTCCAGGCGAGGCGAGCAACTTGCTCGTCTTCGCTGGTCGTTGGCATGACTCCACAATCACCGCAAAATACCGCATATTCAAATGGCTCTGTTGTGTCATACTCCACCATTGCCTCTCCCCCGCAGAACGGACACTCCAGCAGCACCCCCGCGTCCGTCAGCCGCCGAGCCGCCTCGTGATCGCCCAACAGGGCTAATTTGATGTCATCCATTTTTCAGCCTCCATGAGCCGCCACCCACTGGCCATAGGTCATCCCATGTGCCTTTGCCTCCCGGTTCACCGAGATCAGTCCCTGCTTCGGCTTCTTCCGTTCCACCCGAACGACCGGCTCTTTGGGAGCAATATTCTGCTCTTGCTTGAGCTTTTTCTTGCACTCCCCACAATACCAAACGTACCGGGCCTCTGTCTCAAACTCCCTCCCGCATCGCTTACAGGTCACTGTTTTCATTTTTTACTGCCTCCAGTATCTCGATTTCCACCCTGGGCCGTTTTTTGTCTACCTGAAACTCGTCGCTGAACCCGGCGATATTGGCCCAGCCGTCGTTGCGCAGAGCGTTCATGCTCACAAGCGTGTCCTGGATCATCTTCCGGCCAAAGGAGGATATGTTATCCTTGTCCCGCCTGCGGTCCTTCTCGATCCAGGTGTAGCGCATCCAAACAGGCTCCCGCAACGGGCCTTTCACCTGCCTGCGCAGCACAGCCGCTATGTCCCGCTGGCACTTGCGCTTGAGCGCCGCACCCTTTTGCCGGTGTGCCCGCTCCGCCTCTATGTATTCGTTCAGGCCAGGCAGTGTAAATGGGATGATTATCTTCATTTCAAATCCCCGTTTTTTTCCAAAAACTCGTCAATCCAAGCATTACACTTCATGACACTCTCCATGCTTGGCTGTGTGGATTTATTTGGCGCAGGGGCCTTGCTGCCGGGACGAATCCCCCATCTGTCCCGATGGCAGCGCTGGACTGTGACCTTCCAGTCCTTCCATCCGTTTTTGTTTCCAGTGCCTTGGGCAGATTCGTCCACATAGTCGATACAGCGGGCAAGCTCTTCTTCCCCAAGATCAGCGAGCAGGCGCTCGTATTCCTTGTCGCTCAGCTTGACCCAGCCATACTTCCCCCTGGGCGTGCGCGTCTCTTTCTTTTTTGGATTCGGATTCGGATTTGGATTCGGATTGGATTCAGGCGGTGATTCACGGTGAGTCACCGTAGGTTTCTGTTGGTCACGTTTGATTTCTGGAGGCTCCGGAAATTTAGATTTTTTGTTCTGAATCCGTTGGTGCTCCGCCCAGGTTGGAAAACACAGGTACGGTTCCCCGTCTACTTCGTAGAGATTAACCAAGCCTGCGCACGCCAAATCCGTAAGGCCAGCCTTTATATTGGATTCAGTAACGCCCTTCCGTCTGGGGAATACAAACCCTTTCAGCAGTTCCGGGTCTGCGCTCCCGCGTCCATAGTCATCCACATATGTGATCAGATAGGTCCAAAGCCGAAATTGAAAGTCCGTGAGTGCGTTGATGCTTTTGCTGGTTCGGATGCTCTCCTTGATAATCCTGTTTGGCAAATGGACTCACCGCCTTAAAACGGCAATTCCACGTCATCATCGGCCAGCTCTGTAAAATCCTGCGGTGGAGGCGCGTAGTCTGGTTCCCGGCTGTCTGAATCCTCTCGCTTGCTGTCCCCGAAGTAGACGCTGTGCGCCACCACATTGTAGCTGGTGCGCTTGTTTCCGTCCCGGTCTGTCCAGGAGTCCATTTGCAGCCTACCGTCCACCACGGCCATGCGGCCCTTAGTGAAGTATTTGCACACAAACTCCGCCGTGTTTTTCCAAGCCGTCACGTTGATAAAATCCGTCCCCTTGTCCTTCCCATCCCGATCTACCGCCAGGGAGAAGGACGCTACCGCTGTGCTGCTCTGGGTGTGGCGCAACTCAGGGTCTCGGACCATCCGGCCCATGATTGTGATATGATTGAGCATCGTTATCCTCCAATCTGTATTCGGCGTAGCTGGTCGCTTCGCCGTAACGGTTCTTCCCGGACACCATCCGCCGGGAGATGCGGTGCCCCTCCCGGCGCAGGTCCCAAATCCTTGCCCCCAGCCGCATGACTCCAAGATCACCCAGGGCCTGCAAGGGGGTAATGCTCCCAAAATCCCGCATGTACCGGAGTACCCGGTCAGTCTGTTTCAAGGTAATTCCTCCCGAACTCTCGGATAAAGTTCTCCACGGTCCAACCGTTTCTCGCCATTGCCCTGCGCTGACCAAATTTATGTAGCTCCAGCATGGTGTCCTTGTTTTGATGGGCCGCATCCGGGCCGAAGATGTGGCACCTGTCGTGACACAAATAGACCACCAGCCCGTATTTTTCAGACTTCTTTCGGTATGGCCCGCCGAAAATATGATGCTTGTCCAGCGGGTCCACAGAACCATTTCGCCCACATAGCCAGCACTCGTGCAACATTACCCACCGCTCCTATTCCATTCCCGGTCTAATTGATCGTTTAGTATTTTGATTTGCAGCTTATAGCCGTTAATTGCCTCCATAGCGGATTTGTATACAACCTCTGCCACATCCCGCTCAAACCGGAGCTTTGCTATCTCTGGGTTCCCCCGGCACACATCTGATATAATTGTGACCGGGGTTCCATTTTCCCGCTCTATGAGTATCTTCTTCGCCATTTCCACACGGTAATCATGTTCCGCCTGGGCATATGCCCTTCCACGTTTTCCAAGTTGAGTGATCGCTTTGTTGAGCAGCACAGTTTTCTGTCCGATCTCTTCTATCAGGTCCGCGTCCATACCCAACACCTCTTCCCGTTGCACTGAATAGCCAGGCCACAGATGTTCTGTGCGTCATCATAGGCTATCTTTTCGACCTGGAAGTTGTCATAGTTTTTGTACTTTCCGTTGTATTGTTTGATATTGCACTTTTCAGCAGGTATCTTGATCTTTGGGGCACTGTAAAGCTCGGCTCCTATCCCCCATGCGAAACCCGCTCTTTTCATAGCGTCGCTGGCTTCTCCCTTTTCTGCCTCCATGTTGGATTCAGTCCCGACGTTCCATTTCTGTACCCACTCTCCAACTTCTGACTTGATGGAGATACCGCAGTACATTTTCCCGTCTATCTCTCGATATTCGTTGCACCAATTCATTGGGCCGACAGTTTCATCTAAGAGCGCCGCGTCAGTCCTAGCAGTTTTGTAAAGAAGCAGCTTCAACCACTTGCCCTGTTTATCAATTTCAGATACCCTACACTCGATTTCTCCCTCAGTGAGCAGACGAAACATTCTCATGCCATCACCTCAGTTGAAGCGACTGCCGCTCCACCAGCTCTACCCCCGGAACCTGTGTGCCGCCCTTAATAAGCGCCGTAACAGCCCTCTTATCAATGGAAGGAGAAGAATATACCACCATATCCGGGTGCCCATTGCAATCCAGCCATTCTGCGGCGGATGTAATGTCGTCCACCTCCAAAGCTGTTGCCTTGCGATAGCTGATGGAACACCGGGCTGTCTCGAACTTCTCCCCGTCTAGCGCGAATCCGATGTACTCCCGCAGCCGCTTGGCTTTGCTCTCCATAGACTTGCGGCGCTCACTCAATCGGGCTTCTTCCTCCTTGATGGCTTTGGCCTCCGCCTCAAGGTTCTTTACATACAGAGCCGTGTTTTCAATCTTCGTCTCTCTCTCCATCTGGAGCCGTGTGAACTGCTCGTAGTCCAGTAGTTCCCCGGTTTCCGGGTTTACCAGTGCTTCCAAGGCGCTGTCGATTTCGTACAGTTTCATATCTATTTTCCTCCGGTTCTAAGGGGCGTTCCGGCAGATCATATCTCTGACCGGCCCCATTGTAATAGTACATATGTTTCTCCTTGCATTTTCGGATGGACGTGCTATAATAGTTATGTATTGTGCTCGTCCCCTTTGCCGCCCCTCGGTCTGCTACACCGGGGAGCGGCGCTTTTTATTTCACCACCAGCGCCACTGCCATCACTACCACCAGCAGTGCCACAGCCCCTACAAACAGCCGCTGAACCCTGGCCGTCTTGATTGCCTCCCGCTTCCACCGTACCCGGCGACTGTAGCTGGCCGCCGCCCGCTGGCTGGGAGTCCAGTCCGCGTCAATGATTTGGTTTTTCATCCTTGTCCTCCTTCTCTTTT